ATAAGTCAATACAATGCATTACCATCATTGAATGCTATTGGTATTGAGTGTCAAGAAAGAACTGATCTTACAGAAGAACAGTTCAAGGATATTACTGTTGTACTAGAAAATTTAACTGATGAGAAATCTGAATTTGATTGGATAGTTGATACTACAGAGAAGTGGTGTCAAGAGAGAGCAATCTATCTTTCTCTTATGGAGAGTGTTAAGATTGCAGATGGACAAGATTCTAAACGTGATAAGGGAGCAATTCCACAGATTTTAAGTGATGCATTGGGTGTGTCCTTTGACCAAAATGTAGGACACGATTACTTAAAAGATTCTGATGAAAGATACGACTTCTACCATAAGAAGGAAGACAAGATCCCATTTGACTTGGAGTTCTTTAACAAGATCACAAAGGGTGGTCTCCCAAATAAAACTCTTAACATCGCTCTTGCTGGCACTGGTGTGGGGAAGTCTTTGTTCATGTGCCATGTTGCTGCATCATGCTTACTTGAAGGTAAGAATGTATTGTACGTCACTTTGGAGATGGCTGAAGAAAAGATTGCGGAACGTATTGATGCAAATCTTTTAAATATACCTATTCAAAAATTACATGACCTACCAAAGGTTATGTTTGAAAATAAGATTAGGAATTTAGGTAAGAAGACACAAGGTAAGTTAATTATTAAAGAGTATCCTACTGCCTCTGCACATGTAGGACATTTTAAATCATTACTTAATGACCTTGCATTAAAAAGAAGTATTAAACCTGACATTATATTCGTAGATTACTTAAATATTTGTGCCTCTCAAAGGTATAAAGGATCTATTGTAAACTCGTATACTTATGTTAAAGCAATCGCAGAGGAACTTAGGGGTCTCGCAGTTGAGACGAACGTTCCGATTGTATCTGCCACTCAAACTACTCGTAGCGGGTACGGCAGTTCTGATGTGGACCTTACTGACACCTCTGAATCTTTTGGACTCCCTGCTACTGCTGACCTTATGTTTGCCCTTATTTCTACAGAAGAGTTGGAAGGTATGAATCAGATTATGGTCAAGCAATTAAAGAATCGATATAATGATCCTACAATGAACAAAAGATTTGTTATAGGTATTGACAGAGCGAAGATGAGGCTGTATGATGTAGAGCAATCTGCACAATCAGATATTGCAGATTCAGGTCAAGAAGACCAACCAGAAATAGTAAAGAAATTTACTGCTAAAAAATCATTTGCCGAATTAAAGTATGATTGATCTTAAAAAGTATGCTCAGTTTGTTGATGGTGTAACCTCACAAGAGAGCAAAGATAGTGAAGCCTTCACTCATCGTATAGCAGATTTATATTATCAAGATTTTGATACTCATAGATTGCTTACTGCTGCTGTAGGATTGTGTGCTGAGTCGGGTGAGTTTACTGAGATTATTAAGAAGATAATATTTCAAGGTAAACCAGTGAATGATGAGAACTTATGGCATCTTAAACGTGAGTTAGGTGATGTTATGTGGTACGTTATGCAAGCATGTATGGGTTTGGGAGTAGACCTAGATGAGGTCATTGAAATGAATATAGATAAACTTAAGTCAAGATATCCAGGTGGTGAGTTTGATGCTCACTATTCTGAAAATCGTAAACAAGGAGATTTGTAATGCCGTTAACAGAACAAGTTCAGACATCTCTAAGAGATGCTCAGAGTGAATTGAAAAATGCCTTAGCATTTTCTGCTCGTAATGAAGAAACATATGTTTCTAAACATATTGCTGATATGTTAGCAAAGATTGATACCCTTATTGACACACATGACATATTAGAGAATTTAAAAAATGAGCTTCCTTGAGGATAAAATCAAAACTACTAAGGAACGTATAAAGGAATTAGAACTTCTAATATCAGCTTGGCAAAAACTACTCGACAAAAAGAAAAATGAGTGAAACGGATAACCTTAAACCAGGCAGTTACATAGACACTCAAGGAATGGGTGGTCCTATGTCTAAAGAAGACCTTGCGAAGTGGAAAGCAGAGGGTCATAAGCAGGTGTATAAACCTGCTATTATTAAACCTCGTAGGTTATTCACTGAAACATATGTTAAGGAAATGAAGATCCTTATTAATGAAGTACTAGATGAACGTGAACATAAGAAGAGAATGGCAGGAGCATATGATGATGTGAAACCATTACCTCCATCTTATTTTGATACGGAACATTTTAAACATAGTATTGATGAACCCGAACCACCTTATGAGGCATGGCAATGATTAGAAAATGGTTTAAAGATATTGTTAAGGAAGCACTCATTGAGTGGGAACAGGAAGTAGAATACCTTGGTCGAACAGGGTATAAGTGGGAGAACAATCAATGGGTTCCCACTGAAGTCCAACCTTTACGTCTAGACGAAATTCAAGAATGAGAACTCAACGCAAAGAAAACTATTACTATGTTTTCTGGACTGTAGCAATGATTGCTTTTATAGTCCCTCAAGTATTCACTGCTTATGCATACATGAGCATTAAAGGTCTATTGGATAACCCCATAGATGTTGAGATTAAAAAGATGCCACCATACCAAGTGGAGTATAAAAAATGAGATTAACACAAGACGTTATTGACAAGATTCAAATTGCAATGACACACACCAAAATGAATGGTGAGACTAATTGGAAAGATGGTGACGAGATAGATGTCTGTCTTGGTGGAACATTTGCTGGTGATAAGTTCATTAGTATAATCAATAGAACACGTAGTAACACAACTAAACAATGAGACTAGGAGTAATGTGTTCTGGGAATGGATCTAATTTCGAGAACATCCATCATGCATGTCCTAAACATGATATTGTTATAATGGTTTATAACAAAAAGAAAGCTAAAGCAAGGAAGAGAGCAGAAAATTTAAACATTCCATCATGCTATAGTAAGGATGAGGATGAGATTATTGCATTGTTTAATGCTTATGAAGTAGATATGATTGTCATGGCAGGTTGGATGAAGGTAGTGTCTAAGAAATTTTGTGATGAGTTTGCAGGACGTATTATAAATCTTCATCCTTCTTTGTTACCTAAGTATAAAGGTCTGCACGCTGTAGAACAAGCACTTAAAGCAGGTGAAACTGAAACAGGATGCACAGTGCATTTTGTAAATGAGTATCTTGATTCGGGTGCTATAATAAAACAACAAACAGTACCTATATTACCTGGTGATAATGTTGAATCATTAACTAGAGCAATACAGCAAGCAGAACACAGTCTTCTGCCTTCAGTTATCAATGCTTTCTAAAGATCATAGACTACGTGTAGTTGAAATATCTTGTAAGATAAGACTTAATAGAGAAGTTACTCTTGCAGAAAGAATATGGTTGAATAAAATATGTGAACACAACAAGTCTGCTGCTGGAATAAGAGATAGGTTTCTAAATAATACTGGAGACCTGTGTTGAACTAATGGCATTACAGACTGAAACCGCATCTGAGGTATTAGCACAATTATGTTTAGCATTTGCTGCTAAGAGGAATAAACCAATGACTATGGAGGATTTAATATTAGATCCTCAACCACAACAAACTAAGGTAAATGGGAAGTGGTCTTATACTGCTAATGGTGGATTGAATATGGCAACTATTAGATCATTACAGTCTGTAGTTAAGTCACATATATCTTTTAGTAATACAAGTTTTCAAAGAGATTTTGTTGAGTTTGTAGCAAGACCATTAAATCCTGGTGCAAAGATGTCTTCTACAAATGATTGGTGGGTGAATGCTCAAGGTAAGAATATGAAATTCTTAAAGGATAAGTATGGTATCACTGCACAACATCAGATAATTAATGATAAAGTTTATGGTAAGGGTGGCACAGGTGTTAATAATCCATACTCACAATATTTAAGAACAGGACAAACAGCTAGTACAGATAAGTGGAATCCTGCTGATATGTGGGTTATAAGTCCAAAAGGATTTTCAGATATGCGTTCTATGAATTCTAGGTTTTCTAATAGAAGACCTTCTTTAGAGGTTGTTAATCAATTCATAGCAGCGAAATTTAAATCTAGAGATATACTTCCAATATCTTTAAAGAAACCTCACACATATCCTCCTCATATTGATGAGATTAATACAGGGGAATATGTTCAGGTTCTTTCTTTGAATAGGAGAAATCTTCCTACGATAGAATTTACTGAAGATAATAAAGATATGAAGATTAATTTTACTGTTGAGACAGTAGCATTACCTGAAGGAAAAACATCACTTAAGGAAGCAGCAAGAGCAAGACGAGCACAGAATGTACAAGGATCAGTTGTTGAAGGATCCCAAAAGCATATAAGAATTAAGTATCATGTTGAT